GTTATGTAATCTAAAAAACATAAAGCTGGGTTATCACCAATAACCTTACCAGTGCTATCTGTAAAAGCTGTTTCACCACTTCTAGGGTCATAAACTTTCTTACCTCTAACTTGTACTGTTAGTTGTGGTACTCCTGACCAAATACCCTCTTTATCATAACCATAATGAGCAGCAATATAAGCAATACCATTTAATTTATGAGCTGAAGTCCATTCAGGCATTGATGCAACAAGCATAGGGTCTGCTGTTTGTGTTGCAGCACCATGATGCAGGTTCATAACATATCTATATTTAGATGTTGGACTTGAGCCAAACTGACCAGCACCAGCATCAATACCAGTACCATTTTGTGAAACTGTATTTAGTGAATAGTTACCTGAAGCTATTTTATCAGTACCTATGTAACCGCCATCTCTAAATCTAGCAGAATCAGTCAATCTGTTTCCATCTAATTCAATACTTTTACCAATAATTTCATCAACCTCACCAACTGCTAAAGCATAAACTACATATAAATCTCTTGAATCATTGGCATTAACAGACATAAATACAATCTGAGCACCAACCCTTCTTGTACCATATATAACAGGAATCTTTCCACCAGCAGAAGTTTTATTAGCCAAAATATCTTGACCTTTAGCAAGCATTTGTTTTGCTTGCATAAAACCTTTAACACCAACTGCTAAAGTTGCTAAGGTTAATGCTTGCGACCAAGTAACTTTAAAAGTTCCATAACCTATAGCTTGAATAGTATTCCAAATTGCTTGACCAACTGCTTTAAAAAAACTAAACATTATCTACCCCATCTAACATCTTGTTTAACTTGAGTAGCAAATTCCATTCCTTTATCACCTGAACTAAATGACTGTTGTGATTCATCAGAAAAATGTCTGCCTTTAGTTAGATTCCAGTTTGACCAATGTGAAGCAACAATCATTGTCAAAACAGAATTATCAATACTTTCTGATATAGCTACATTTCTTATTTGACCTGTAAAATAATTGATAGCACCTACAATAGTTTCATCAGTATTAAAATATGCTAAATAAATATCTACAGTTTTATCTGTAAAAGCGCCATCTTGAACTAAAGACCTAACTTGGTCAGTAACATTTGAACAACCTAAATTTATTTCGTCTACTTCTAATTGACCTGTCTCAGTTGTTGAATCAACTTGTAAAAAAGAACCACCAGCTTCATAAGTATTAGAATCATAAGTAACATTTGCATACCAATCAGTTAATCTAATAGTAGATGATAAATTAAGTTCAACTAAAAAAGCTGTCTTAGTTGCTGTTGATGATACTTGAGTTTGTAAAGCAGATGATAAACTTCTAGGCATTAGGTTATAACCTCTCTAACATCAAATGAAATACTATAAAAACCACTAGCATCTGTTGAATACATAATTTCGTTATTTTCTAAATATACAGTAAAGCTAGGTTTATTTACAGTAACAGCTTCATTATTTGCTAGAGATGCTACTAAATTTGGTTCTATAGTTAATGTCATTTCACCTGCTGATAATGAGTCAGCAGTATCTCGTACCATATAAACTTTACTATGACTTGCAAACTTAATTAAATCACCAGCTTTTAAAGCACCTGATTGATTAGCTGTAAAACCATCTAAATCAATAGAAGAATCACCTGCTGAAAATGTGCCATCTACCAATATATCTGTTTGGTCTTTGCCTGCACCTAAATTATCTAATGGTGCAACTATAGTAAAGTCCCCAAAAGAACCTTTTTGTTTTTGTAAAAATGCAAATACTTCTTGAGCCTTTTCTTGTTGCAAAGGTGGCATTTGCACTGTAAAAGAAAAATATTGACTACCTATTTGTCTTGCTGTTTTTTTACCTGATAAAGTCTGATTCAATAAGGTAGGTCTATTATCTTTAAAATTTAAACTTCTAAAATTAGGAGATGTTGGAAATTGTCCTGGCATTATACTATCCCCATTTTGCCTTGATTATTCATGGCATTGTTTATGATTGATGTTATCAATCCTTTTCTTGATGCTAGTAATTGGTCAAATCCAGCAGCATCTACTGTTGATATATTAAAGTTAACTGTAGGTGCTGATTGCATTCCCATTTGATTATTAGGTACAATATTACCATTTCCTGATGGTACAAATAATTCAGGACCTTTTTCTCCTACAATATAAGGAGTATTACTATTAACTGGACCTCCAGAAGCTCTACCAAATATACCGCTTATAAAATCACTGAAACCACCTGTTAAAGGTTTTAATATAGCTTCTTGTATAGCTATTCTTAATAATTGTTCTATTACATAATTAGCAAAATCTTTAAATGATGCTTTACCATTTTTAAGTGACTCAACAATAGAATCTTCAAATTTTTTCATTGATGCAATACCTAATTTACCTAATGCTTCATCTGTAGCACCTATAGAATCTTTAAACTCTTGCATTCCTAAAAGTAATGGTTTTGTTTTATCTTCACTATCTCCACCATTATTACCAGTTAAATTATCTAATCCGCCTTTTGCATTTTCTAATTTTTTAATTACTTCATCTAATGCTTTACCAGTAACTTCAGCCATATCAGTAAATGTTGTTCCTGAACCTTTTCCTAAATCAACAATTTCACCGCTTAATTCCATTATTTGTAATTTAGAATCAATAATTTCTTTTCCTAAATCATTAAATAAACCAAATAAACTTTGTCTAACTTTAAGGGTATGTAATCTAGTTTCAATTAAACTAACTTGTACTGTTTTTAAATTTATAATAACTCCGTTTATAAAATTATTCATAGAATCTAAAAAACTAGCTATACCTTTTATAAAACCTTTTGCTCCTTCTACAATACCTATAGCTATATTTTGACCTAACTTATCAAAACCACCAACTTCTTCTTTTGTATCACTTAAAAACTTTGTAAGATCTTTTGATACATCTTGTAATATTGGTAAAAAAGCACCAACAAGATTTTGTGTAATAGCTGTAAATTGTCTTTTAATTATATTTAATTGATCATTAAATGCTTCTGCTTTTTTTGTTGTATCTGAACTAATTAATATTCCAAGATTTTCCGCTTGATCAAAAAACTTTTTAAGTTCAGCTGAGCCACCTTTTAAAGTATTAACTAAAGCAACACCTTCAGAATCAAAAAATTTAAATGCTAATCTAACTCTTTCACCTTCAGAAGATGTATTAGCTAAACCATCAGCAACATCAAACAAAATATCTTGTATATCTCGAGCTGATCCGTCTGCATTTTTAAATTCAATACCTAATTGTTTTAATGCTCCTTTAGCTTCACCAGTACCTTTAGCAGCTTCAGCAACTCTACGTATAAATCTTTGTAGACCCATATCAAGAGTTCGTGTTTCAATACCAGTTTGCTCTGCAGCAAATCTCATTTGTTGTAGGAATTCTACATTTACACCTAACTTAGAAGCAGTTTTACCTAAAGTATCTAATGCATTAACGTTGCTTTTTGTAAATAAAGCTACAGCACCTGCAGCAGCAGTTGCAGCAGCACCAATACCTAAAATACCTTTAGAAACAGTAGCAGCACTTTTACCTGCAAAAGATAAACTTTTATTTAAAGTATTGAAAGCAGCTTTAGTATTATCTATTGCTGCAAATGTAAATTTAACCTTTTGCGCCATTATTTCTTTTCTCTTGAGCTAGTTCTAAATAAGCTATCCATCCTTGATATTCTTGGACACTAATCTGTTGAATCTCTTGTAATGTTTTACCAAGTTTTTCAGCTAGTGCATATTGCACATACAAATCAGTATCCTTTATTAGTTTTTTTTCGTTTCTTCAATAGGTTCTTGTCCCATAATTTCTTGTGCGACACGCATTAATACTTCCCTATCAACTTGATTTAATAAAGCGTTTTTATCCGCTAAATCAAATAGCTTATCCCCGTTTTCATCAAGTGCTTTATAAATAAGAACATAAGCCATCATTGTAAGATCATCTTCTCTACTCATTTTATAAAGTTTAGAAGTTTCAGCTAACGTTAATGGCTTACTATATATTTTAAGAGGTTTATTCTCATCACCCCATTCAGGCACTTCGATTACTTTTACATCTTGCTCTGCAAAATGTTTCTTTGCGTTATCTATTGCTGACATAGTCTTATACTGTGTCAGGTGTTAAAGCACCAGTGCCTTGCACTGAAATACTAGCTTCAACCAATCCATCAAATGATGCACTTCTTGAAACACCAGTAACAATAGCTGAACCAGTATAATAAGTATCACCTGCTGTATCTCCCTCAGGATA